ATTTCGCCATGTCTTCTGCCGGGAGGGCACAGTAGATGCACTTGGCATTCGACTTCGCGACCACGCATCTCAGTTGATCGTTCTCCCGCTTCGTCTCGACGAGTTCCTTCATCATCTTGGCGTGGCGCTCGGCAAAGGCTGTATCGTTCGGGAGAGCCCGTGCATTCCAGACCTTGATGATCTCGGAGATCGGATCAACGTCCTTCGAGCCAAACGGGAAAGACTTCGTGGAGCATCCACATCCCTCGCACTCGATGGCTTCGGTCGTCCGATCGGACCCCTCATTGTCGATGGTCGTTACGGGACGAGCCTCGGAACCGCAGAACGGGCAAGGAAGTATTTTATCCATCGTTTGATCTTTCTTTTTCTGTTCGGGTATACGGGGTGTCTCCTTCTTCGTCGTAGTTGAAAACGACGAAGCATAGCGAGAAACGAAATCCGATATACCCGATGACAAAATTTGACTCGCGGATGTGATACTTTTTATTGCCCGCACCATATCCCCCGTATGTGTCGAAAAAGAGGGTTTCCTTAGTTCTCCCGAAATACCATGGCATCACACGTCCAATTCGGCTGATCGTCTCACTGGTTTGGTGTCGATGAGGTCTTTACGCCAGATGGGCGTATATTTCGTGTACGAGTACGAATGTGTCTTTTCCGAAGAGAGGACAACGATGTCGGCAGTTCCTTCGGGAGTATATCCTGCCCGTAGGACCAGCTTCGAGTACGTGTTCTTCCCGAATAGTGTCCATGTCCAGGTAATCGCGAACGGATCGGAGTGTTCGAGAGCCGAACCGACAGGGTTATTCATCGCGAATTGCCCGTCGTGCAGCTTCTTGCGGACGAGTTCTTGTGAGATTTTGGCGGCAATCTCATCGAAGCCCGTGACACGATCATTTTTCAGAAGAGCCACGTTAATCGAAACTCCCTTTCGAGACAATTCGATCCTGACTTCGTTCGTGAGGTTTACGTCTTCCATCACATCTTTGGCGACGACATACAGAGATTGTTGCTTCTCAATCTCTTGTATTTCCTTCTGCTTATCGGAGACAAGCTTCGTGAATGCGTCGATCCACTGCGAGTAACGCTTCGCGACTACTTTGGACATGCCTTCTTTCCCTCGACATGAGACAACGACCACTGATACTTGACCGCTTTGTCGGTCGTGATGACCTGTTTGTTGTGTCGATCAATCAGGTCCATCATCAAAAAAAGAAAGTGGCTTCCGAGACGGTCAGCTTCCTTTGCCGATATCTCGAAAACCACCCTCCCATCAGACACGAACTGATGCATCCCCTTCATTTCGCTTCACCTGACGCTCATGCCAATCGCGAAATAAAAAAGCCCGACCAGAAGCCCGATGATAACCGGGATCAGGACGGGCGACATGCACCAGAACCAGGACCATTTCGCTGGCAAACCGATGCCCGCGAGCTTCAATCCGCACATCAGAAATGCGGCACCAACTAAGATGATTTCCATAGGGGTCTCCTTTGCGGAAAAAAGGGAGGGAACGTGTGAGACATTCCCTCCCCTCTTTGACAACGGAAGTGTGTGGGCGGGGCAGCCCTTCCGTTATCTCAACTGCATGACTTTAGGCGGGGAGGCTTCTCGCCATGCAGTTGTTCATTTGAAGGATCGCCGGGACGCTTTGCCGGGACCGGACCACCCTCCAAATTTCGTGTTTCCTTTGGAATCTTGAAGACGTGATATCCCATCCAAAGGCAAAGAACTGGGGCGACGTAATCGAAAAACAGGTCGAACATCATTTCCCTCACTTACGGCTGGGAACTACGCGACACTGATTGATCCCGTCTATAGACCCCTAGATAGACCAGATCGGATGGACCGTCAAGCACCCCTCCTCGGATTTTTGTCCTAGTGGCTTTCGCGCAACAGTCAGTCACGATCCGTGAACCGACGCCACCACCGTCTCCGTCCTTCAGGATACTCATGGACCCCCTCGTCAAACCCGAATGCATCAGCTACCTCATCTTCGTCAAGCGGTTTCGTCGTCGCGATCTCCGTCTCCGAGGCGGCAAGGTACGTGGACAACTCTTCTGCCGGATCGAGACCCTTGTCTTCGAATTCTGCCGAAGTCTTCTCATCGATGGCGACGATGATGTTGGGCATTTCGGGAGGTGTCTCGACGGGGAGAAGCTTCACATCAGCCGGGATATTCTCCGAGATGTCCGTGAGATGAACGGTGTCTCCGATGACCGTCATTCCGACCACCTGGGGGATCACGTCTTCGTTGTTCTCGGGTGTCAGATCGGGAAGGTCAGGCGTCGAATCCGTCTCGCGAACCGTGTCGCCGAGTACCTTCACGAGATCGACCTTATGCTCATCGACCATCTCGGCGACTTCGGGCGGCACGGCGACCACTAGATCAGCATTCCCTTCCGATGTCTTGACGACCATCAATTCAGCATTCTCGGGAACCTTGATCGAGGCATCCGTCACCGACAGGACGATCTGCGGTTCGGGAGACGCCGGGTCGACCGAGGTCACGAGCGGTGCTGCCGTGATCTCGACGATCTGGGGCATCACTTCCGGAAGAACCACCTTGATCGTCGGTTCCACGGGCTTGTCGGCATTCACGATGACTTCCGTGTAAACGGGCTCTTTTACGGGCTCTTCGAAAATAGTGGCTTCTTTTGCATCTGAAACTTCGGGCATAGCTACCTGAGTAGCTAAAACTTCAGAAACCGGCTGTACGGCTTCCGTAGGCTCGGCAATCGGCATCGTAGGGACGAGGGACGGTAGCAAATCTCGCTTGGATTCGTCGGTAATCCCGAGAATTCGATCCTCGGAAATCTTCTCGTCTTTCTTCTTGTCGAAGTCGAAATGCTTATTGAATTTGGCGTCCCCGTCCTCCTCATAAGAGAAGTCGAGAACGCCATTTTTCCACGCGAAAACGAACTTGTGATCGTATTTGTCGGACATGATTGGCTCCTGTTAGAGTTCGAACCATCCGGAAGTATTTGACGCTTTACCTTCAATGAACAGGAGGTCATGAAGCAAGGCAAACTCGGAATATTTCGACTCGTGTTCCTCAATCAATTTGTCCACGGCACGTTGCGTAGGAAGTTTCTCCCAAGATTCAACAATCGTGAATGAAAAGGTATGGGGGTCTTTACCTACGAGAACGTATAACTTGTCCATTGAATTTCCGGTTATTGGTGGTCCTTCTATTTATTCATTCGTCTTCTTCGGTTGTGGAAAGTATCCCTGGAGATGTTCGAAGAACTGCTGGATGTTTGCCGGGACATACAGGTCCGACTTCAGCACCTTTCCATCCTCACGGTAGATCGGCTTTCCATCCTTCCCGAGCTTCGACATGTTGGACCGATGGACTTCTTCGAAGACCTTATCGAAGGGGATGCCCATGACGGCAGCGAAGCCAAGAATAACGTACACGAGGTCTGCCATTTCCTTCGCGATGGCAGCAGGATCGCCGTCACCTCTCAAGAGCTTGGTCAGTTCCTCAGACAGTTCATTGAGTTCTTCGGCAACAAGATTGGCGCGAAGCTCAAAGAGTTCCTTCTCGGGAGGCGTCCATGCCTCGGAAACCTGGAGACCAAATGCTTTGTGAAAATCGACGACCTGATCAAAATACGACTTCATTTCCGAACCTTTCAGTATTGTTGAGGATAATAGATGCATATGACCTGCATATCATATGATCCGGATTTGTTGAGTTGAGTTGGATATGCGCGCCGCATACAGACGTGAAACTCTCCATCAGGGGAAACTTTCCGGGAGAATCTATCCGTGGGTTTCACGAGGACAGTTCCATGCATTGTCGTCATGACATCCCCGTCTGGATGTTTCTGCATCAATGTGACGGGGGCGCAATCCTTGTTCGAACAACACTCGATATCATAGAAGGAATGTGATGCTGCCTTTCCGTGAAATGCGATGGAAATGAGTAGGAAAATGGCAACAATGGCGAAGAAGATGATCACCCATTCGAGTAGAATGTCGCGCCAGTTCCAGCCTTTACCTTTGTTCATGTGTTTGTCTCTCCTTTCAGACACATCATTCATCGTGTCTGATGAGGGGAGTCAGAGCAATAAAAAAAGCGCCACATTTCTGCGGCGCTTCGAGACTGTGATAGAAAGGCAACTCAGTACAAACGAACCTTCCGGATCGTCGGGGACCGCTCGACGACAAAGCAGGCGAAGTAGGTCTGCGGACCTTCCTGGACCGATTCGGCGAACGAGAATGAATGTTCCTTCCGATCGGTCTTGCCCTTTATCGGATTGCCGTCCTTGTCCTTGTATTCTCGTGCCTTCCTCATTGTCGTGAAGAATTCGTGAATTCTGCGCGGATGCCACTTCCCGACCGAAACTTCCTGATCTTTCCCCGGAAACTCGGCAGAGTTAGTTCCAATCAAAGAGGCATGTTCATCCTTCGGATGCTTGAAGAGGATCGAGTCCTGATCATACTTCGCACCGAGTTCCTTTACGCGCTTCTTCAGTTCTTCCGCATTATCAGGATGAGCAACGATCATGAATGACCGCTCACGAACATCTTTCGCTTCGTCGGTGCCATGATCCTGGACATATCCGCCCTGAACGGGGATGTAGCCGAAACCACGCTTCCCGCGAAGCTCTTCGAGATCGTTCTTCAGCGACGAGTGCGCCGCATTGTTCATCTTCCGATTGGTCTCGCGATCAATCCTCGGACGCTCACGCTGAGAAGATATAATGGCGATGGCAGAATTGCGGGTGTGGTGGAACACACGGGTCATCGACGCTTCGAGGAGCATATACCCATCGAAAGTCGTGAACTGCTCCAGATCAATTTCGTCGTCTGCCATGGAAATCTCCTTCGTAACCGTTGTGACATATGGGTTACTTATGAAGGGAAACAAGTGGCGATCCCGGTAGGACTCGAACCTACAACCTGAAATTTAGAAGATTTCTGCACTATCCGATTGTGCTACGGGACCGTTTTCTCACCATCCGCACCAAAGATATACATACCGACGTTTCGGATCGACGGTGCAGTAATATCCCACCCAGCCGGTCGACTTACGGAACTTCGTTTCCCGGTTCGCTGCCCAATGAAAGACTTTCCAGGACACTGGAACTCTCACCTCGAACTTCATTTCGTCTCCCCTTTGTAGTGGTGGGCGCGGCAGGACTCGAACCTACATAAAAGCTGTTATGAGCAGCCGGCTCTACCATTGAGCTACGCGCCCGTTCTATCCTACCTAGACTCACTAGACGAGACTGTCAAGCCTCGCACATGAGGTCTTCGGATGCGACAGGATATCCACGAGTTGTAGTAGTCCATGGAGAGCAACACGTCGCGGGCGAACTGTTCCTTGGCTTCGAGGTACGTCATCTCGCCCTTCGACTTACAGAGGTGAATGATCGTCCTCCTGAAGTTTTCCCGTCCCATCGTCTCCACGTCACCCAGTAGTTCTTCAGAAGAACCGTAGTAGTCTCGCCAGTCTGACTCGACACGCTTGCGCTTCTTCTTTTTCTTGACTTGGTAGGTCTTTGATTTCGTGAGGAGCTTCTTCCCGATGTACTTACGGGAATTGGTCAAGTTTTCGATGAGATAGACGAATCCCACGAAACCTTCGAGATCAGAATCCTTGACGGGAAAACCATTGAGAAACCATTCCATCCATTACTTAGGATGGATCACTCATCCAGCCATAATTTCAGGGTCGTTTTGTCGATGAAGTCAGAAGCAATAACAATGTCCCCCTGATCTGTGTATTGGACCAATTTGATCACGAGTCGGTTGCCGTCGATCTCGATGCTTAGGGCGAGATTATCCATGTTCACTTTCCTCTTTTGAGACCGAGAAGTCGAAGTTCTTCATCCGTCAGGCGAGCGAGAGCAGCCTTCTTCAGTTCATGCTCTCGCCTCGCTTTCTCTTCTTGTTCCCGACGAGCCCGATCCTTTTCTTGATGGGTTTCCCACCACAGTTCGAGTTCCTTCTGACGAACTCCTGCCTTCTTCCAATTGATCTTCGAGTATTCGTCTGGATATGCCGTCATGAAGGCACAGACGACGGCACGAAGCATTTCAAGTTCTTTCAGGTCTTCCCTATACGGGGCATCCCAACCATCGGAACGACAAGGCATGTTTCATCTCCATTAAATCATGCAAGTAGATTCGCCAGTCTCAGTTACGCCGACACACGCGGCAGCACCCATCGTGTCAACATCAATGAACTTCTTTTCCGTCAACTGGTCAACGAAGTCAACGTCCACGAGGTTCTGTTGTATCTTTTCCCATCGGTGTAGCAGATATACATCCTTCAGGCAATACTCGGTCTTCGTGAGGTCAGAAGAGAAGTAGTTCTTTGCGAACTTGTGGAAACGACGGCAGAAATCAGCAATCATCGTCGAATCCGTATCGATGCCCGGTCCCGTGAAGGGAAGTTGTTTCGCGACTTCACATGCACGCCACAGATTGTCGAAGACCTTGAGACCATCGACAATGAGCCCCGAGGCAAAGAGTGATCCCGTTCCATAAGTCTTCACGATCTCTTCATGCGTCATGACCTTGATGAAGGGAGCTTGATTGTAGATTTTGTCGCCAGACTTCGGGAGAAGGGAAACCCCGGCAAAGTAGTTCCGGTTCTCGAAGAGGTACTTCTCAACTTCATCCCAATCGGATACTTCGATCGTATTCGAGACATTGTGGCGGATCGTCTTCTCAACACAGAGATCGACATCCGTTCCATACTCGACCCAATTCATCTGGGCTTTCTTGACGTATTCAAGATGATTGACGCCATAGATTTCGGACTTGAAAAGGGCACCTTCATTGGCAATGACGGGGAACGAAACAACGTAGTCTGTCTTTCCAGCAGACCAAACCGATTCTTCTATCATATGTGGATTGGTCTTGGCAAGGAGGTCGGCGACTTCCGAATCCTTGTTCATCTGGACATTCCGGAAATACCGGGGAGCATGATCCGGATGAATTCCCGATGGAGTTTTCAGGAGAACCGAGGCATTCCCCGAGGGTTTCACGCATGTTGCACGGGCGGCAGGATTGATCCCAATGAGCCCCGCGACTTCCCGATTGACTTTCCGAACTTCGAGGGCACCTGCCTGAAGGATTTTCTCATCAAAGAGGATCGAGGGGTTCGACATCCATCCCGTGATCGAAACACCGAGAAGGGCTTCACGATCGCAGATTTTCTTCGTGACGGGAGAGAGGAACTTGAAGTCCGTGTATCCTGCCTGGAGAGTTCCGAGGATCGAGGCTGCCCGACAGGCTTGAAGGAACTTCTCTTCCGTATCACAAGCGCCGCCATTGATCTCCGTGAGATTACATGCTTCCCAACCTGTTTCGCCGGTTTCCTCATCAACGGGATACAGACCGATCTCGACGCATGGATTTGAGCCATGTTCCGTCGATTCCACGAAGATAAATCCAGGTTCTCCGAACTGCTTCACGTTCCCCATAAGTTTGGAGAACTGGGCTTCCGTGACCGTCGAACGAACAACGACAGCCGAATTGTTGGAACGCGCACGCTGGGGATTGTCCATGAACCAATTCCCCGTCTTGGCAGTCATCATCTCTTCATCATCGATCGAGAAGAGGCAGATCGTCGCCGATCTCCGAACGCCACCCGACAGAACGGCATCGGAAATGTGCATGACGATATCATACACCTGGATCGGACGGAGTTGTGCCGACTTAGCCTGAAGGATGGCACCCTGAAGGAGATGTTCAACACGATCGAGGGCAAGTCTCAGACCATCAGGACCGGGAGCCTTAAACCCTCCAGAAATCTTGGAACCTTTCGGACGAATTTTCGACAGATCGAAATAAACTCTGTGCCCACGGAATTCAGGATGTTTGCCACCATCCTCGAAATATGAAGAGAGAAGAACGTCAAGAGCCGTTGCCCATCCCTCAATGGAATCTTCGACGACATGTATCTTGGGAGCCTTCGTGCGAGACACGATCTTCGGGAGCTTGGCAATATGATGGCGTTGAACTGAAAATCCAACGCCTGCTCCACACAGAAGGATATAAAAACATTCCCCGAAAAAGGCGGGGCGATCAGCATAGGAGAATGAACAATTGTAGTTCTTGAACTGGTGACGGAGAAGCTGTTCTCCACCGAATTGAAGGGCTCTCTGTGCACCGAGAACCTTCTTTTCCTTGTAGGCATCAGAAGCTTCGGCGATGAGGGCTTCCAGTCTCTTTGACATCTTTGCCTTGTAGAATCCGCGATGCATGTCCATCACGCGATCGACGGCTTCATTCCATGTTTCGTACCGTCCTCGTTCCTCGTCGTATCGTGCGTACCCCTCAAAAAACTTAGCGTCAGAAAGCAATTGTTTAGTATCTTTATGCATACGGAATTCTCCTAGAAAAATAGGGCGTGTAACACAGATTGTGGGCAGAGTCGACGAAAC